GAACATAGAACTCACCACCAGTAGTAAATATTTGTAAATCACGACCACTTGTAATATCAACAATACTGTTAAAAGTAGATGTATCAAGAGTTGCTTCTAGTGCATCATCTTCTAAACCTTCTTCTGGGTCAAAGTCAAAGAACAATCCTACCTTACTACCAAAGACTGTAGATGGTCGTGACTTAACACCACCAAAAAACAATCTGCCTTCATGGAATGTTACTGTTCTAGGATATCCTCTTGTTGCACTCCACACATCTTCGTATCCAGTTTCTAGTTCCCAATTGCCATTAGCTATTGCACTTGTATCAAAAAATGGAAATTCAGTAACAACTTTTACGACAGTTGAACTTACTCTTTGCACAATCTTTGCTCTACCTTGTGGTGAAGCATTAATATATTGTCCTACATGAGATGCACTAAATACACCACTACTTGCTGTTATTTGTACATTACCAGATACTTTGTTGGGAGTAATTGTTCCAGCTGGATTGCTTGATGCTGGTACATAATCATATTTTGGTATTGAATCAAATGTAATAGCAGATGCTGTCCAGTTGCTATCTCCAGCACCTCTTACTATCTTTATAGGTGCTAAATCTTCTTGTACTACTATAAGTGTGTCTGCACTTTGCACCCAACACATTTTTTCAACTATAGCACCAGTCAAACCTAATGAGCTAGTATCTAAATAATCATTACCACTACCATTAATGTCTGTAATAACTTGTTTGTTTTTAACTACAGTCATTCTATTGTGAGTGAATACTAACATATAAGAATCACTTGTAGAAAACTCGAATGATACTAATCTGCTACCATTAGCTGTTGAATCTGAACCAGAGTTAGGTAAAGATGCTAAATATCTTGAGCCAGGTCTACGATGTATACCACCTTGTGGTTGTACCACAAAGTTATTACATTCTTCTAGTGCGTTGGTGTATGCTTGTAAATCTACTCTTGCACGAAGAAGTGGATCAAGTTCACCTGTAGAAAAGTTTGTTTGTAAACTTACAAATCTTGCCATTAATTACGAACCTCAATTAGCGAGTAATCATCAATATAGTTATTAGGTTGCGTTTGTCCATCAATACTAATAGCTGTTCTAAAGTATCCACCTCTACCATTCTCACCTGGTGTTCCTACAGCTACTGACTGCCAGTATGCAGCTTTATCAGTTTGATCTGTAATAGGTAAGGATAAATGCCATGCCATGTAATATTTTAAAAACTGTACAAAGTAAGTAGGCATTTCAAATGGTTCAACATCATATTGATAGTCAACATAGACAGTTGTTTCATTTGTCAACAACTTGTCTTGTAAAATTCTATAAGCATTAATTGGTCTTTGCCCAGCTGTGTTTGATATAAAAACTTGCCTTGGTGGACCAATGCGATCACTTGGTAATTGATATTCGTATGTATATTCTGTAGTAGGGGTAGTAGCTAGTCTTGCAACTTGAACTTTCTTAAAACTAAATGTCCAAGGATATTGCATAAGAGATTGTTTCTTTATATCTTCAAACAATGAAGCACAAATATTTGCTGAATCAGTTCCTTCTGTAAATGAGCTGATTGATTTTGCACCAATCATTAATAATGCGTCTGAACAAATTCCGAGTGCTGTATCTCCACTTGCCATACTTTCCCTTTATAAAGACAAAAGGGTAGCCATAAGACTACCCTTGTGTTTGATTAATAAATTAAAATTAATCTGAGTCAGTTGCTGTAATTGTAAGACCATCTGTTACATCAACGACACCTGAAGCATTACTTGCAACATATACCCAGCTTAATGCTTGAGTACCACCAGTTGAAGTTCTGCATAAAATTACATCACCAACTTCTAATGTATCTGAAAGAGTATTGAAGTAGCCAGATGTATTGACATCGCCAATAGCATCAGTTGTGCTGTAACCATAAAGGGATACTGCATTTCCACTCTTTGATGCACCATAAGTAGTGAATCCTGTTTTGTCAAAAGCCATTCTATATCTCCTTATTCTCTAGCTGTTATTTTAACAATACCTTCGTCATCGATAGCTACTGAACCAGCAGAGAAAACAGAGTTGACTAAGAAAGAAGTTTTCTCAGCAACATAGTTTATCTCAGTTCTAGCTGCAATACCTTCACCATAACCGACTGCATCTTTGTGAAAAGCAAAAAGACTTCTATCGCTTGAACCATCAATAGCTAATCCACCTTCTGATCTATCTCCCAACACATGGAAAGTAAATCCTAAGAATGTGTTGATTTCACCAGCAACTAATGCACGAACTGTATTAAAGTCTGCACTTGTTACACTGGTTTCAGATAGTAAAGAAGCTAAAGAATTAGCATGAATGATCATGTGTCTATCTGTTGGTGGAACATTGTTTGTATCCAGCAACTTCTTTGCTTCTCTTAACTTAGCAACATTTAGATTAGTGTTTGATCCACCAATACTGTTAGCTACAGTTAATGAAGTTGATGAAGCAGTTAATGCGTCTAGTATAAGTTGATCCTGTCGTCTGCTAATAGCATTAGATACAACTTGAACTAATTCCTGTCTTTCATCAAAATTGACTTTTGCTTGATTAAAAATATCTGAATACTCAGCAGCATTGTAATCGGACAATGTGCAAGTAATTTGTGAAAATGAAACATTAAGTGGTGTTACATCTGATTGAGGAACTCTCAACTGAGCCACACCTTTCCCAATCTTTGGGAACTTAACTGTTGAACCTTCGACTCCTCGTCTTTGACGAACTGCACCAACAAGCTGTGCTTTACCTTGATATGCTTGTTTGACTTCAGCATCAAAGAGAGTAACGAAAGCATTAGATAATGAAACTGCCATAATATACTCCTAATAAAAAAAAATAAAGTAAAGTTTTTTTCGTTGGAATAAGCCAAAATGTTTTGGGTTCTAACTTGCTATTTACGATAGCCATACGCAGTCTTACTGAGTCAAGGGTTGATATAAAATCAATATGCCTTAGTTTTCTTCTAATGGTTTTTTAAATAAAATGCAACAAAAAAAAGGGAGCCCTAAGACTCCCAAACTTCCTGGGGGAAAGTTAGTTTATCCAAACACTTGTTGGAACATTCTCTCAACTTTATTTCTATAAGCTGGATTATCTTGATATTCTTTACTACCAACCATTTGATAGAGTTCTTCTTTTGAAGGTAAGCCATCAACAGGTTGAGAGGTTATAGGAATTTTTGTTCCTTCAAATGCTTCTCTTAATTTTGTTATAGCTCTAATACCTTTTGCTGTACCACCCATAACTTTAAATTCTTCAAAGTCATCTTCACCCCAAACACCTTTTCTAACTAGACCATTAGCCCAATCAACAGTGTTTTTGATGATCTGGTCAGCATTAGGACCAAGAGCTTTCTTTTCTGCTTCTAATGATTGTTGTGCAACTTGTGCTTCATTGCCTTGCATTTCAACAACCTTACCTACTAAATCATCAAATGCACCTTGACTAATCCCATATTCTTTTGCCCATGATGTAACATGAGATTTAATAGGATCATCATCAGGTATATTACCAAATACTTCAGTATTGTATTTACCATCTTTAGGTGCTTTGTGATTTCCTTGTGAGATTTGTTTTCTTAAATCCATCCAAGACTTAGATAACTTTTCAATCTCTGGCTCACTTGTTTCACTATTCCAAAAGTTCTCAGGATACCAATCAGGTCGCTCTAAGGGTTCGTCATCTTCTTCTTCAATCGTTTCCTTGTGGTCGATCTCTGCTGCTTGGGGATTTGTCTGATTCTCATCTTCTTCTTGCGAAATGGTCGCTGAATCCAATAAGCCAGATTCTTCCTGAGTTTCTTGAGAAACTTCACTACTGGGTTGGGTTTCATTTGTTTCCATTATAATTTTCTCGCTTTCGCTATTCTATTAAAAATATCTCTAACCACACTATTTTGTCCTTCTCTGTAATACGCATGACTAGAGTCCGATCCAGGAATTGCAACAGGTTGATCTAAATAAACTTGCTTAAGCCAGTTAAGTAGTTTCATCCCATCCTCATCCTTGAATACTCTAAGCACCAATCTATTATGGTCATCTATAATTTGTTGATTATCTTTTATTTCTTTGTTTTTTGATTGTTCCAAATCTTCCCACCCAGACATTTACACTCCTTTAGCTACTGCTTGTTGTACGACTTGTTGAGCAGCTTCAGGATTTTGTTGTGCTGCCATTTGAGCCATTTCTTGTGCTTGTTGCATACGAATAGCTCTTTCTTGAGGTGATAATATTAGACTTGCTGGTACATTTAATTTGTCAGCTACATAGTCTAACATCTCTCCTACCTTAACCATCATCTGACCTTCAGGTCCAGCACCTTGTGCAATTTGAGCAAACTGTAAAATACTATTTACTTCTTCCATGCTTTGAGCTTGAGCAAGTGGTGCTACTGCACTAATCTTAACTTCAAGCCCATTTACTTTTAATGGTAAGTCAATCAATCCTCTATCATCCATAACTTGCAATATCTTTGCTGTAAGTGGAATCATAGTTTCATTTATTAATCTACCAAATGCAGAACCAAGATTCTGTGATAATTCTTTCATTCTCTCAACAATCTCTGTTGCTGAACGAGCTGACATATTGTCTGGTGGTAATGACTCATCAAGTAATACTCTCTTAATGTTCATGCGTAAATCATTAATAACAATCTGAGATACATTAAAATCACCAGCTCTTGGTAGTGGTCTTAATGATTCTCCTTGTGGTCCACCATTTCTTGCTACAGGAATAATAGCACCAGGTACAATCTTTAATGTAGCTGGATTCAATACTCCATCATCTGCTGCTGTATATACTCCAGCAATAGCAAGAGATGCGTTTTTAAGTAATAGCTCTAATGTTTTATTTAATGTTTTGATATCTGCAATAGCAGTAACAAGTGGTCCTCTACCATATATCTCACCTGACACTTTCATGTATCGAGATACAATCCAAGGAGTATACTTCATGCGTCTATATACTAATTCAGACTTGCTATCCTTGTGTATGACATGATAACAGTAGTCACCTCTTTTTACATCAAATATAGTAGCTTCAATTAAATCCACATCTTCTGTTGGTTTCTCATCTATCTTTCTTTGTAACTTCTCATCTATCTTCGCATCTTTCCATTGCTGTTGAATAGCTTCGCCTTTCATTCTCATTCTTCGATAAACATTATCGACCTGACCATTAGCACCTTCTTCAAAAGAAACGAGGAACTGAGGAACAGGAATAAAGTTTATAGGAGAATTATCATCTCCTGGCTGAATCATAAGTACAGCTGTACCAACTGCAAGATCAAGTAAGAACTCACCCATAGCAATGTCAAAGTTTGTTTGCTTAAGTGTTGAAAACATTTTCTCTGTATAAACATCAAGTGCTGCTTGAGCTTCTGATCTTCTCTCCAATGGGATATCTGGACCTGGTTCTAACCTACACCACTTTCTTTGTGGTGGGAATATGCCAGATTGTAGACGATTAGCAAATCGTTGCGTTGAGTTAATAGCAGTAGAATCAAACACTCTAGCCATCTTTTTGCTACCACCTACTTTGCCTTCATAGTAACCATCATATAAGTTTCTTTGAGGTAGGGCGAACTCGTAACAATCTTCATATAAATCTCTAAAATCTTCTTTACGACTCAAAGCTATGTCATGTCTTTTTAAAACTTGTTCTGGTGATAATCTCATCATCTCTGCCATAATTATGCTGTCCTTGATTTTTTGTGTCGTTGTGCAAAGTTTCTAGCAGCTTCTTTACTACCAAAACCCCACTTCTTAAGTGCTAACTTTAATCTTGTTGGTCTACCTTTCTCATCAGTCAAGGGTCCATCCATACCACCAAACCTTGCAGCAAAACTTACTCGTCTTGGATTTGTTCCAGATCGAACAGGTGGTTTTAAATTAGAACCTTCTTTTGCTTTGAAATGTTTTCTACCAGCTGCAGTTAATCCACCAGTTGGACTTTTATGTTCTTTTCTCATTAACGATACCTACTTGCTTTCTTTGCTATACTTTTAGGTTGTTTTACAAACTGTTTACCAGCTTTCATACCTTTGCGTTTAGCAGCTGTAGTACGAGCATATTCAGAACTAGACATAGCTTTTATAGCTGCTTCTGGCAAATATCTTTCACCAGTTGCGTTTGAACCTTGCGTTGATGGTTTACCAGATTTAGTTCGCCATTTCTGTTTAGTCCAATCAACTAAACTTTTTTGACTTGCCTTCACGATGTATACCCACCACCTCTAGCTTTATAAGTCTTAGCCAACATCTGAGCTTTACGAGCTGACCATTGACCAGGTTTGCCACCTTTACCACCAGCTTTGATTTGATTAAAAATAGCTTTACGCATTTTGGGATTGGTATAATTACCAGCTTTATTAACAGTAGACTTTGCCACTATGCACTCTTGCGTGACTTAGCCATAGCTATTGCCATAGCTTGATCTTTGCTTTTTACAGTAGCACCAGAGCCAGACTTGAGTTTGCCAGACTTATATTCCTTCATAACCTTGCGAACTTTACTTTTCATTGTTTTCTTTGGACGACCTACTTTGTCGCCATATGTACCAGGACCATAAGGCATAATGTTCTCCTATACTATTTGTGAATCACCACCAAGTTTAGACTGCATACCTTGGTCATCAGTTTGAGCAGTACCGAATCTTGCTTTTGCTAGTAAAGCCCTTCTTCCTCGTTTCTTTATCGAAGCTAATTTAGCAGCTTCTTCTTCTGCCATAATTCTTTTTTCTTCATCTAGTTCTTTTCTTCTAGCTTCAGCTTCTAGCTTTTGTTGCTCTAAATCTTTTTCTTGTGCTTTGATAGCAGCAGAGTTATCACCTCCACCACCACCACCTCCGAAGATGCCACCCATATTTATTTCCTCATCATGTAATAGTTAGCTTTGTCTGGACCATATCTCCTCAATATTCCTTCTTCAGTAAAACCAAGAAATCTTGCCCAAGATACTGCCCTCTTATCTCGGATTCTAACTGTTATTTGTAACCGATGCAATGCAAGGGATATCGGAACTATATCAATAAATCGTTTTGAGTATTTTGTAAGGGTGTAAGGTTTGTTTCTTATCTTATCATCTGCAATCATCCATGCTTCAGCTACCCCATTCCATATCGGAACGATACCAAAGATCATTACAGGATTTAAATGTAAGAAAACTGTAGCACAAAATCCTACTTCACTTTGCCACTCTAATCTTTCTCCGATATTAAGATATTGAGATTGAGCTACTAAATCTTGCTGAGTAATATTAATTGCTGCATAATGAACAGGACTAAATGGCATGAAGAATACACCATTGGGTTTTTTTTTATTTAATTCATCAAAGAGATGTGAATACATCAAAGTCTGTATTTGCTACAGTTTGAGCAATAAAAGTATTCTTATTCAATCCTGATCTTGTCATGCGTTTATGCTCTCCACCACCAAGTAATAAGTAGCCAAAAGCATCGCCAATGTGAGAATGTTCATTCTTGTTCGGAGAGTCTTTGAATCGTTCTTGACCAGCACCTATAGCTAATCTTTTGAAGTGATAACCACCAGCAAGAGATTTGCGAAGGAGTTTACATTCTCGTGATATAATCAAACCTGGTTTACCTTCTACCAGTCTTAGCATTGGTGCTGCTGCTGCTTCTCGTCTAACCATAAATTTGTTAGAATGAGTAGGTTGTGCATTTAGACCTAGAGTTTTTAAATGATCAAATGCTGTTACTTCATAGATAGCATCTCTAGCTAAACCAGCTGGATCACCCCATACCATCAGTTGAGCTTTTGGAAACTTGCCATTTAACTCAGCTAATAATTGATTGCCAAACCTTTCCAATCCCATATCAAAAGTTACAATTTCGTGTAGAACAATCCACCTACCATTGTTGAGTCTTTGCCCAATTACAGCTGCTGGTGTCAGTCCGAAGTCCAGTCCTATTTGGATTGGGAGATTAGGATCATACTCTACATCTCCTGACATTAACATATCATCGTACTCATGCCAAACAGGTTTACCTTCTTGCACATAAGTATATTTACCTTCAGCATAGCATCGTACCCAATCTAGGTTCTTTCCACCTAACATTTGCATATAGTAGCCAGATGGTAAGTTGTTGATATTTTCAGCAAGGGGGTTCAGCTTCCACCACCTCCCACTAGCAAAGATATGGTCGTTTGCTTCTGGGTTGTCTGGTAAGACATCTGGTGGCACTTCAACAACTCCACCTGGTTGTTCAAAAAACTTCCATCCAAATTTTCCTGTTAGCTTTTCTTTCTTAGCTAACCGAAACCACCAATGATCATCATCCATTGGGTTAGTATCCATCCATATTCCATACCATGTAGGACCACCATCTCTTTTCGTTGGATATCTACCAACACGATGCGTTAGTCCATCAATTACAGCTTTAGGTAGTTCTCTTGCTTCATTAACCCACGCACCTGTGAGCTCAAGTGATAAGAGTTTTCTAACATCTTTGGGTTGGTCCAATGCTAAGAATATAACCTCGCAGTCTATTCCATGGGCATCACCTCTGCTTGGTAGGCGAATGTGATGTGAAATGGGTGGTGTCCAGTGCATCGGACCAAAAACATTTTCAGGAAATATCTCTTGCCATGTTTTAATGGTCGTTGTTTTTAATTCAGGATATGAGTTTCTAACTATTACAAAACGAGAATACTTTATACCATCAATAGGAGATGGCTTTTGTCTAACAGCTCTCATCATTATCTCAGCTGCACACGCATAGGATTTGCCACTACCTACTGGTCCAACTATTCCTCGTACAAAGTTATTAGACCGAAGAAACTTCCAAATAACAGGGGAAGTAGAAAAGTCTAGGTTTAATCCACCTATGTTACCAGGTGCAGTTTTTTCTGCCTTCGATTTCAATTAGTTTCTCCAAGTAATGTTTTGCTTTTTCAAGATCATCTATGCCACCTTTTGACTTATAGCGACAAATGTATTTTATAATATTTCCTTCACAAAATGGTAGCTGATTTTCAATAATAAAATCCCATGGTTGCATTATCATATTCCTGTAATGATCCCCTTTGATTTGCTTTTTGTTCGATTGTTTCATCTTTATAATCTTCCCATTTTACAAATTGATAATACCTTCTAACAACCCATCTTTGAAATTTTTTTAATTGTTTATTTGACTGGTCATAAACCATTGGATATGGCATAACCCCTTTATCAACTAACTTTTCAAATCTATATAAAATTCTTTCCCAAGTTTCATTTTTATCAAATCCAATTAACATATAAACCATAATATGGTTCATAGGTATGTTTGCATTTTCTAATAGCTTAAGACCTTTAAAAACTATCTTTTCATCTTTTAAATTATCCCAAGCTGTATACAATCTTCTGTTTTCAAATTTAACATCGTAATATTTCATGTCTTGTAAATAATTACAGGCATTTTCATTAATTAATCGCACATTAATACCTTGATTAAAATTTACTTTAAATTTTCCATCAATTATTTCTTTGCTTGTTGTTTCCCAATTTTGTTGACCAAAAAAGTCATTATCTAATAAGATTATATTTTTATTATTATTTTTTCTCCATATTTCATTAATAGAATGTAAGCTATAATTTTTACCTTCTTTATTTGGAACAACACAAAATTTACATTTTAATCTACATCCTCTTTGACTAAATCCAATACTGTTATTAAACTCAGGGTATATATCATAATCATAATATTCATAATCTTTTTTCTGAATAATATCTTCAACAGTAATATTATTGTTAGTTCCTGTTCCAGCAATAAGAGCATCAGGAAATTGCGTTTTAAAAGTAGTTTGTGCTTTTTCTGAAAACTTAAAGATAGATGAACCATAAACATAATCATAATTTGGCTCAAACAAATCTTTGTGTAGTCTTTTAAAAAAATAAACATTATGCCCTAAAGATTTATGATAATGAGATAATTTCATTAAAGCTA